GCGCAAGTTATTCTTTGTGCATGGTGGCACAGATGTAGAAGACCGAGAAGAAGTCAGACAAATTACTGAGACAGAAAACAACGCTGTCATTATTGCATCTTACGGAACATTTTCTACTGGCATTAACATTAAACGATTACATAATATTATATTTGCGTCACCATCTAAATCAAGAGTAAGGAATCTACAGTCAATTGGTAGAGCCTTAAGAAAAGGAGAAAATAAAGAGTCTGCACAATTGTTTGATATAGCAGATGATTTCTCCCATAACGAAAGAAAGAATTATACTTTAAATCATATGATAGAGAGAGTTAAAACATACTCTCAAGAAAATTTTAATTATGAAATTATTCCAATCAATTTTAGGAGAAAGGAAACATGAATCAAGAGTTTCCAGGACTTATTAAATTAGTGACTGGAGAGGAAATTATTGCTAACGTACTTGTCTGTGCGCAAGAGAATGGATTTGTAATTCAAAATCCTTTTTACGTTGAAGAAGAGATTATTGAAACTCCAGCTGGTGAAATGGTAAAAGTAGATCTACGACCTTGGGCAAAGTTCTCTAAAGAAGAAATCTTTTTTATTGAAAAAGAAAAGGTAGTTACTACTTATGAAGCAGATGAAAGAATCCTTAGAATCTACGATAGAACCCTAAGAAAATATTTCATGGGATCTAATAGTAATAGAGTAGATCTAGACGAAGAGATGGGATTCAAATCAAAAGTAACAGATGCCAGACAACAGTTAGAGAAGTTATTTAAAGATAGCTAATTGTTCCCTTGAACCCTAGCAGAGTTATTTTACTGAGATTTCCACCACTTGTCAAGTCTTTGATTATGTGTTATACTATGAACACTTAGAAGAATACTAATGTCACATGAAGAAAAAAGAACACTATGTCAACAATAAAGAGTTCCTTGCAGCTTTAATTAGTTACCGTCAAGACGTTGCAGTAGCTAAAGATAAAGGAGAACCAAAACCAAGAGTTCCTGAATACATTGGTGATTGTTTTCTGAAGATTGCAACACACCTTTCTTATCGTCCTAACTTTGTAAATTACATGTTTAAGGATGATATGATCTGTGATGGTATTGAAAACTGTTTGCAGTATATCGATAACTTTGATCCTGAGAAATCTCAGAATCCATTTGCATACTTTACTCAGATTATTTACTTTGCTTTCTTGCGTAGAATTCAGAGAGAAAAGAAACAACTTGATATTAAAACAAGAATTTTAGAAAAATCAGGATTTGATGAAGTATTTACAGCAGATACATCTGCTCTAGGATATGATTCTTCTTCAATGAATAGTATTAAAGAGTCCCTTGAAATTAAAGTTAATCGATGACAATTGCTCTGATTACTGACCAACACTTAGACGGTCGTAAAAACTCTCAAATTTTTTGGGAGTACTTCATGAAATTTTATGACAATGTATTCTTCCCTGCTCTAGAAAAATATAAAGTAAAAACTATTATTGACCTAGGAGATACCTTTGATAATCGTAAAGGTATTGATCTAGGATCTTGGTATCGTATTAAAAAGAATTATTACGATAGACTTGCCTCAATGGGCATTACTGTTCATATGATTGTCGGTAATCATACTGCTTATTATAAGAATACTAATACGATTAACACTCCAGAATTACTTTTAGAACATTACGATAATGTGGTGATCTATAGTGAGGTAGAAGATATTATTGTCGATGGTCGCAAGATTACAATGCTTCCCTGGATTAATTCTGAGAATCAAGAGAAGTCTTTTAATCATCTTCAGGATACTGATTCGGAAGTTGTGATGGGTCACTTAGAAATTAATGGATTTCAAGCAATTCCTGGTCATATATTTGAAGGTGGATTAAGTCCAAACGTCTTCAACAAATTTGATAAAGTATTCTCTGGTCATTTCCATCATAAATCTGAACGAGGAAATATCAAATATCTTGGTAATCCTTATGAGTTATTTTGGAATGATTATAGAGCCGAACGTGGTTTTCATTTAATGGATCCTAAAACACTGAAAATGGGATTCATCAAAAATCCTTATAGAATTTTTAGGAAGATATTTTACAATGATGTAAGTACAGATTACTCTACATTTGATGTTTCAGATTTTAAAGATTCATATATAAAAGTCATCGTTGAAGATAGACGAGATAATTATATGTTTGAACAACTAATTGAAAAATTATATGATGTTGGTATTCACGACCTTAAGATAATTGAAGATACAAATATTTTTGAGGAAGAAGCTTCTGAATCCATGGAAGGTGAAGATACCCTCACCATATTGAATAGATATATAGAAGAGACTGAGATTAATCTTGACAAATCAAATTTGAAAAATATAATCAAGTCTATCTATGTAGAAGCATGTGAGGTACAATAATGTTTATTTTAACTCTGTCTGATAAAGATGAGGAAGGAGCATATGCTGTAGAGATGGAAGACGGTGAAAAAGTTCTTCAGATGTTTGAGGATGTCGATGATGCAGAACGATATATTGGTCTATTAGAAGCTGATAATTTCCCGACCATGAAAGTGACGGAGATTGAGAAAGACCAGGCCATTGCGGCATGTGATAGATTCGGGTATAATTACGTGATCATAACACCCGAAGATTTTGTAATCCCACCGAGTTTCCAATCATATGATTTTATTTAAGAATGTAACGTACAAAAATTTTCTTGCTGCTGGAAACACTCCTATAACGATAGAACTCAATAACCATGGTTCTACTTTAATCATCGGACAGAATGGTGCTGGTAAGAGTACGATTATTGAAGCAATTGTATTTGCACTTTTTAATAAGTCATTCCGAAAAGTAAATAAAAATCAACTAATCAATAGTATTAATGAGAAAGACTGTACTGTTGAAGTTGAGTTTTCTATAGGATCTGTAGACTGGAAAATTCGTAGAGGAATGAAACCAAATATCTTTGAGATTTATAAGAATGGAAATCTCTTAGATCAATCATCTTCAGCTTCAGATCAACAAAAGTGGTTTGAACAATCAGTTCTAAAACTGAATTATAAATCATTTACACAAATTGTTGTATTAGGTTCATCTACATTTGTACCTTTTATGCAGTTACCAGCTGCATCTCGTAGAGAAATTATTGAAGATCTTCTTGATATTAGAATCTTCTCCACGATGAATGTAATTCTTAAAGATAGAATCAAGTCTTCTACTGAAGAACTTAAATCTTTAGATACAGAGATTTCTTTTCTCAAAGAGAAAGCTCTAATGCAAAAATCTCACATTCAATCATTAGAGAAGACTGCCAAGAAATCAATATCTCAAAAAGAAGATAAGATTCTGGAACTGCAAAGTAATGTAGATACTATTCAATCAAAAATCTCTTCTCTTTATGAACAAATTGAAACTAAAACTGAAGAACTTAAAAAATATAATGGTATAGAGTCTGAAATTAAAAAACTTGAGAAGGAAATAAACACTCATGTAAACTTAATTTCTAGAACTGAAAAAGAAAGAGATTTCTTTAAGGATCATGATACATGTCCTAAATGTACACAAACTCTTTCCGATGGTTTAAAGAACACACAGTTGTCTGATTCTTTGAAGATAATTGAACAATCAAATTCTACAGTTCAGAAGTATAGAAAACAACTTAACAAGACAACTGATCTACTAGCAGAACAAGCAAAATTAAATGGTGATATTGCTGACTTAAATTGGTCTGTGAAATCAAATTTAAATGACATTAAATCTTCTAGTAATCTTATAAAAGAAATTACTGGAGAGATAAAAGATTTACAGGAGGATAATCTGAACATAGATGAGGAAAAAGAGAAGTTAACTGCTATTGCAAACAGTGGTGTAAAACTTCAGAATAATATTGTTGAGTTGAAAGAGGAACGTAGAAATTATGATTTGATTTCCACTTTACTTAAAGATGGTGGTATTAAGTCAATGATTATCAAGAAGTATCTTCCTGTGATGAATCAATTGATTAACAAGTATCTTCAAGCTTTGGACTTTTATGTAAACTTTACTCTTGATGAGGAGTTTAATGAAAGTATCAAATCTAGATACCGTGATGATTTTACATACTCTTCTTTCAGTGAAGGTGAGAAAATGCGTATTGACCTTGCTCTGATGTTTACTTGGAGATCTATTGCTAAATTGAAAAATTCAGCAAATACAAATTTGTTGATCTTGGATGAAGTATTTGATTCTTCTTTGGATGTTTCTGGTACTGAAGATTTCTTAAGAATTATTCGTGGAATTTACGAGGATACAAACATCTTTGTTATTTCACATAAGGGTGAAATTCTTTTGGATAAATTTGACAGGGTTTTGAAATTTGAAAAAATTAAAAACTTTAGTAGAGTGACCGTATCATGATTGATAAATTTTATGAATGGATCAATGGGACATTTGACAATATAGATCAAGCTTTTACAGAACCAACTTTATATTCACATGTGGTGCTGACGCATCACTTGTTATCAAATGGATTAATATATGGTGAACAAAAAAACCTATCCAGAGAAGGAAGAGTTTATAGAC